GTTTCAAAATCCGGATTTTCGGCTATATATATATTATTCTTATCCTTCTTATCTTTCTTATCTTTCTTTAATTGTGGTTGGTCGCTGGTTGGTCGCTGGTTGGTCGCTGGTTGGTCGCTGGTTGATTTGTTGGTTAGCGATTGGTACAAATCGTAATTATTTACAGTAAATACGGTATATTTACTGGTTGATTCGCTGGTTATTTCGTTGGTTGAAATTAGGTGTTTAATTGCGGTCTTAACTTCTTGTTCACTGATTCCTAATTCTTCTGACAGCGTGCGCCTACTTGCAACCCGTTGCCCCCTATGTACCGTGATTGTTTCAAAATCCCGGTCTTCCCAGTTTGCCGTGAGAATCAGGTGCAAAAATAGCCGCATAGTGTTGCCATCACGATACCAGCGCCAGTTCAGCACGCTGCGATATAATTTCACATGCCCGTTCTCCAGCATCCTGCATCACCTCAAATCAAAACGGAACTTCCGAATCACTCAGAATGTCTTCGAATTCTGATAGGTCTCCGATTGTTTGCGCTGTTTGCTGCTGTGCTGCGCCCTGCGCAACGTTAGGCGGTACGGTAGTATAATTTGATGGTTGCTGTGCTTGCGGCTGTTGTGGCGCATTCTGGTCGCTGTTTTTGCTTCCGACAAATCCAGCATCACTAACCCACACAACCATAGCATAGTGTTTCACGCCGTTTTGATCGGTGTAATTGTTGTTCCGCAGTTCGCCAGAAATTTCAATCCAGTTTCCTTTGAAAAAATATTTTCCGATGAAATCCGCTGTATGCCCCCATGCAATGCAGCTGATGAAATCCGCTTCCCGTTCGCCGGTTTGTTTGTTGGCAAATCGGCGGTTTACAGCAACTTGCAGGCGGCAGTATGTTGTGCCGCTCTGCGATGATGTTCTGATTTCCGGGTCGGCGCACAGCCGCCCGGTGATATGTATGCTATTCATGTGATCACGCCTTTCTGATTATTCTACAATCAAAATGTCTTTTTGTCCGTCCAACGCTTCACGCAGATAATCGGCAATCCGTTTTCTTGCTTCCAGCTTCCACGCACCGCCGTCTGCTTCGTACAGTGCTACGTTGGCGCCGTCTGATAGGCGTAGCAGGAATTCGCTTTCCGGCTGGTCGATTTCTGCAAATGTGCGGTACGGTTTCAGTTTCACAATCGGATTGATGGTTTTGTTGTCTTTCAGCGCGATTCCTTTGCGCACCACAACATTCTGCGAAAATCCATCATCAGAAACTTGTGCGCTGTTCCGTTCCGTGATGGAACCCAGCAATTTCACCAGTTCCAACAGTTCCGATGTCTGCACAAATTTGGATTTTAGTGCAATCATCATCGATTCATAATCTAATTTTTGATCGAACTGAATGTGAACGGTTTCAGCCTTGCAACAATATGGATTTTCTCGTTTTCTGTCGGCTGTTTGAATGCCGGCGAAAACTTCAACTGCATCATAGGACGACACCTGCACAATCAGCGGTGCAATATAATTGGCTGATTCTTCCCGAATCAGTTTAACCAGGCTGTTCAATGTGGTTAGTTCTAGCGTTTCCACCCGTGGGCGTTCAACCGGAATGATGCGTTTGTCGGTGTATGTTCTCCCGTCAATTTCCTTCGTGTTCGGTGCTGCCAGTTCAACGATCTTTTCAATTCCTGTTCTTTCCATGGTTCATTTCTCCTTTTCTTTACAGTACTTTAAAAATTTGCGGTCTTTCTTCTACGTCACCAGATAGGCTCATTTGCCCCGGCACGTTTGGTCGGGCTTCCACCATGCACATTTCGCCGGTTTTCTGGTCGGAATCCACAAACATAGTGGTGGAAATCGGTGCGTTCGGCAGTAGTTTGCACTTTGCGGTTGCGGAAATAGAAACCTGGGTGCGATCTGCCAGAGGCTGGAAATCAACGGTCAGCGTCAGTTGACGTTTTTTGGTTTCGCTGGTGTTCGGATCCAGAATATTGGCAATGATTTTGCCCACCTCAATGTCCACCTGTTCCATGATTGCGCCGTGGGCGGCTTCTAAGATGCTTGCTTTTTGCATGTGTGATCAATCCTTTCAATTTGTTGCATCCCGGTAATCGATGATTTCCGTGATAATTTTGGTTTTCCTGCAATATGCGCATTTTCCGCAGCGCATCGGCGGAACTTTGCCGATTTTGACATCCTGGATGTGCGGCGCATTCAGCATAACATGCGCCAGCTGTTCATCCATCACATCATCAGGGATAAACATCAGATTGATGTCCGGTTCATCCTGTTTCGTGGCGACTGCCAAAAAATAGGGCAGTGTATCACCTGTATTTTGCCGCACAATTTCCCGATAAATCGCAGCCTGTATGGTGTATCCATACGCATCCACAAACGGTACCCGGGCATGTTGCTGATCATCCCATATCGGGCTGATGTCACGCATGCATTTTAAATCAACAATTGCACGCCCCGGGTGGTAGCTGTCCATTTTTATTTTAAATGGCACGCCAGCGATTTCGCCCGTTTGGATCACCTGTTTTTCGCCGTTCATATATTTCATAAACATTTCATCTCGCTGCACGCGCTCAATGATTTTTTCAGCTAGGGTGAAATCGGCTTTCAGCGATCCGTCCTTTTTGAAAATTTGCGGATTTTTGGTTTTGAATTCGTCCAGTGTGCCATCAAAAAACGCATCCACATAGCTGCCAACCAGCTGCGCCGTTGTAGGTGGCTGTTGTTTCGTTTCACCGTTCAGCACAGCCAATGCAGCGGCTTCGCACGTTTCGAATTGTTTAAACTGGCTATACGACATATAGTCGATATCAGATTGACGGGTGTAATAATTTTCATCATTCAATTCGATCACAGAACATCAACCGCCTTTCTGCGCTGCGGCTCGCAGTCCTCAACCTCGCCTTCGACCTGGCAGCCCATTAGGATGTTAGGGCAGTAGACACGGGCAAAAAATGATGCCGCACGATATGCCAGCATCTGCTGGGGCATGTTTCGCCATTTTGTATTCTGCATCCATCCTTCTGCCTTTGCCATTGCAATAGTGATTTCTGTTCCCTGAATTTTTTTATCACCATCCACAGCAGATATATAGCATCCATATGTATCTGTGCCGCGTTCACCAGTGTAGACTACATCCACATCATCAAAACGATTTCGAATAAACGTCATGCAGGCTTGCCCAGACCAAACCGGTTTCCCTTTTACCACGAACAGCTGTTGCATAACCATCAACGGCGGAACACCCAGACGGTTCGCCATATCAACAGCAATTGCACAATCAAACGGCTTGTTGGCATACGCTGACGGGACAATTCCGCTCATTGAATAGCCTTTTCCTATCCTCAGCGTTTCTTCGTATTCCAGCATGTGCTTCGACTTCTGTACGGGCAGTTCTGTGCTCTGGATAGCCACTTCATTTTTGGTTTCATCCATTTAAAATTCCTCTCTTTCTTTTATTTTCCGAATTTTCATAGTAGCCTCATATGCAAATCGGCTAGTCTCCGCGTCTTCCCAGTATCGGGGGAATGTCTCGGATTGGCAGTCCCATTCATACGGGCAACCATCGCAGCTTTCCTCAAACGCCTTGCAGGCTTCTTTTTTTAGCCGTGCGTTTTCTGCAATCGTTGTCGCAATTTTTAGCGGTTCCGTCATTTTATCATCCCTTTCCTGCACCTGTTTTTCAAAATCAGGCGCTTTTTGCGATGTTGCCACCTGCTCTGGCAGAACTATTTTTGGTTCTGCCATATGTCCGGCGCAATATTCGCAGTACAAATGTCCATCTATCCCTAATTGTAGTGGGACAGTAGTTATTTTACAATTATAACAATGATCTTTCATTGACAAAATCCCTTCCGTGTGATAAAATAATCAACAGTGATTATTTTTCTTTTCTTTATTTTCCGTTGTCGGTACAACCGGCAGCGGTTTTTTTATTACCGCTGTGATCTCCACGGCTGCGCCGGACTGCCTGCCGCCTACGAATTCTATGTTCGGGAAAACGTCTTTCAGCTTGCCGCAGAACCACCGGAATTCATCGGTTGTTATTGGTTTCATGTCGCACCTCTTTTCCTGCTCTTCTGTTCCACATCATTCACCTCATAGCGACAGTCCCATCTTTGCCGGCGTATAAAACACACGTTCAGCGGGATAGTCCACTATACATGGCTCTGACAGCGTGTCGCCCAAGTTCTCTTCGAGCGCCATAACAAGCATCCCTGACATTTCAGCCAACTTTGATCTTTCGCTTTTATCATATTTGTTCATTGTAGCTTTGTAAACTTCTTCTCTTTGCTGCCATGTCTCTCCATGAATCACGTGGCACGAGTTGCTGATTGCAAGCGCCATACATTGTACCCAGTCAAAAAACACCGATGTCGGGGAATGCCTGCCGGAAAGCTGCTGTATGCATTTTATAATTTTCTTTTTCACCAATTCACCGCCTTTCTACCGCAGAACGAACAGCTTTTCCGCTTGATCTCACTCATTTTCTCCCACCCCTCTTCTTTTTCTGATCCGAAATCCACATCAGATCTAATATGCAGGCTATCAGCACAATGCCGACTGATAGCAGGTCTTGGACGGGTGTTGTGGGTAGCATGTTAGTCCTCCTTGTCTACATCAATCCCGGTGATTTCTTTAAAAATCGCCTTGTCAAAATTCGGGATTGACATGATAATATTTTTCTGACGCTGATCCAGCGAACGCCACCAGATAGCGGCTGATTCTGAATTGTTTAATTTTTTCAGATAGCCGCCCGTGGTTTCAGATTCCGGGTGTGCTGTTTTTTCATCATCGGTCATATTCCGCAGGCGAACCCATTCAAGAATATCCCCCTGAATCTGTTTCATCAGGTAACGGGCTTCACTACCCAGCCAGTTTCGATA